TTTGGTTGTGCTGAGAATTGCTTCCCTTGTTTAGTTGCCTTCCTCTTAGCTCTTGTAGTAGCTCCATACTCTTGTGGAGATAGTGCTTCCCTTGCTTTCTTAGGTAGATACCGTTCCCCTGTCTTCCTACTAGGCTTCCCAGACTTGGTTCCCCATTTCTGTTTGGTCCATTTAGATAAAGAAGACTTACCTGATTTCTTCCCTTTGTACCCACCACCAGCTTTCTTATATCTCTGAACAGCTAGTTGTGCCTTACGGGCAGACCATTGTCCCGGTCTTCCTCCCTTACTTCCCGCTTTTACAGAAGCTTTTATACGAGACCACTTCTTAGGGTCTCTTCTTTTAGCGGTTGCTTTAGTTATAATATCAGAAAATATATTTATTGCATACTTTAAATTATCCATTAATCTGTTCCCAGCCATTGTTTTACTTTAGGTCTTCTAGCTATCCAAGCTATCAATGCCCCAAAAATTATCGTTCCTAATAGAAGAACAAAAAAATTAACCTCAGTATATCTACCAAGTCCAACTAGTATTGCATCTTCTATAAAGTGTAATGCACTTACGATTATTGTAATCGAACCAAATTTCTTCACTAAAAACCCCTGTATTCCGGAATAATATCTTCCACTTTTATATATAATAGTAATGGGTGCGAGGGCTATTTATAGTTGTCGTACCCACCATAAGTTCTAGTGTCACCGTAACCACTGATTCCAATGGTCTTTAGTACATCATTAAACCCATCGTGGTCACCCATAATTGTCCGCATCTCATTATCAATGATTGCGTCCTTCTTCTCTAGCTCTGCTATCTTCTCATTTAGTTCCAATAGTCTCTTAGTAGCCTCAGCGTATTGAGCTTGAACTGCAGCAACGTTTTCTGTATTCTCGTCTACCGAGCTATCCAGTTGAGCTACATACCAAATGATTCCAAATGCTTGAGCTATTATTACTCCTATAATTCCTATAGGTAACTTTATATTACTTAGTTCCATTTATCTACCTATTTTTAATCCCTTTAATACATAATACTCAACTGCTTCCTTGGTTACAAATAAACCTAATAAAGCAGAAGCTGATAATATCAAAGGCTTTACTAATTTTTTCTTTTCCATAATAAACCCCAAATTATTTTTTTACTCTTAGCCAAGCAATTCTAGCTAGTCCCACAACACCAACTGCTACTGATGTCCATGATACTATCTGAACTGTCATTATATCTTCCCCTAAGCCATGACGGGATAAGTCTGCCATGATACCCCCAAACAATATTAAAGGTATTGGGAACCATTGTTTTATTATACTCATTATTTCTTATTCTCCGTTTTCATTCCAAACACTGAGCCTGTTAGTAAAGCTCCGAAACTTATATGAAATATACCTCCATTAGTTAGAGTGAAGGGTTCGTGTCGATTGACACCTTGAGACGCTATCTTTAGGTACTCTAGCCGTACCATCGTGTCGTCTATTTCAGAAAGCTTTTCTATATAGTCAGCTGGGTTTGGTCTAGTTATTCCTATGTATGCAGGAACTATTACAAAATCAAAGAGGCAGATAACCACATATACAATAAGGGCTGTCCACCTCCAATAATTTGTCATAATTCTTTTAGTCTGATTCTGGTATAGTTATATTCTCTATGGCTTTGATAGAAACTTTAGAGAACTCTTTTATCTCTTTTGTTATGGCATGTTTCTCTGAATTAGTTACCTTACCATCTTTCAAGGCAATACTAATTGCTTGTATAATATCCATTCCTTCATCCACAATCTTTTTACCATCATCAGCTAAACCTTTATTTAGATTGTAGAATGTTAAGCCTAAGCTTATTATTTTCATTGGGTTCATAAGTCCTCCTTATACACCGCACCCGCAGTGTCCGCCACAAGGGCATCCTTCTAGTTCTAATTCTATTAGACACCCCTCGCACTCGCACTCGCAAAAACATTCGAGAGGTTCACATATGCAATCCCCTGATTCAATACAAGTACAGTTTTCAGTATCTACCATTATTCACTCTCCAACACTTTCATGCCAAGTGCTATAATACCACCAACACATCCAGTGGCAATTTCATTGTATTCATATACAATACCAAAAGATGATAATATTCCTAGTACTATAATTGCTAAAAATATTTGTGGTCTTAGTTTTCCAAACATAAGCTTCTCTCCTATATCTTACGATTCCTTGCATGAAATGTGTCTTTGATATGTTCGGCTCTTTTAAAGTCTTTAAATGCTTCGTTCATTTCAGCATCCTCTAGCATATCTTCCCACTTGTGTAACCACTCAAATACATTGAATCGTGTCAATTTAATTTTACCCCGCTTATAATTTGTATTAGTAACTATTTGTTACCACACTTATTATACGCAGAAAGTCGAATTAAATTTGTTAAATCTTTGTTACGCTGTTCCGTATGCTACAACTCTAATGTAAACTGCAGATAAGTCAGTAGTGTTAGCTACTTCGTCTAATGCAGCACCATCAGCTCCAGCTTCGTATACTTCAACTTTTTCGTTGCTGTAGTCGTATTGAGCTACGTATCCTGAAGTTTCTGTATCAATCATAACTGCATGTATTGCAGTAAAGCCAAGGTCTCCTGCTGTTAGAGATTCCCCACCTGTTGGGTAAGAGTCATCAAATTGTATTCTTTTGATGGTGAACTTACTAGGTGTTCCTCCAGCAATAGCAGCTCCTTCGCTAGCAGCTCCCGGTGTTGTTATTGTTAATGCCATATTTAGTTTCCTCCTTAAATACTAAGATAGATTTCCTATCTATTTATTATACTAATTTTTCTTACTTTTCCGTTTTATTGCTTCAGCAATTTCATCTCGTTTCTTTTCGCCCGGACTTCCTTCACTAAAATCTTTATGCCCTAATCTTTTTGCTTGGGCTGTAGCAACTGCAAATGCATCGCTTACAGCCTTTAGGCTAAAAAATCTGCTTCCTTCTCGATTACTCCTCTGTAATCTGCAGACTTTTGAAAACACATTTCACATGGACAATTTGATTTATACATATGTTTAGCGTCTTGTGCCATCCAACTAAAGAAATCATCCGTTGCTTTAGATATAGTCAAAGGAACAATAGCATATCCTTGTGGTGACTTCTTTGCTTTTTCTTTAGCCATAGAGCTTAATAAATTGTTAAAGCCTTCTGTAGTATTTAGTTGTTTTACAGGAGTTTCTTTAGAATTACCGCCTTCTATAACACCTCTTTTTTTATATTGTCCAATCTGAGGCTTTGTTAAAGCATCGTCATAGTGACGTATTCCTAAGTTTTCTCCTGCCTCATTTACCGCCCAAGGTACGTACGAATGTCCGCTAGGGTCCATTTCATAAGTTACCGGAGTATTTCTTGCATACTCAGGTTCTAATTCCCCCGGGAATCCATATTTTTCAAGAAGTCTATGATGTTCCTCTTGTCTTGCCTGAGTATTATGAAGTATAGACCCAGTTAGAAATTCTTTTTTGAAATAATCTAAAAAGGTTTGTGTAAAGTTTATATTTCCATCTGATTTCATAACTAAGTTCACCTCCTGTTTTTGAACTGATTTTTCTTCTGATGGTCCTTCATGAGTGTTTCCACTATGTTGTGTACACCAATAGTCTGGGTCAATGGACCCTTCAACTATAGTACACTTACCACTTTCTTTAATAAAAAATTTACAAGTCCCACATTTGAAACCTGCTTTAATTTGTCCTTCAGAAGCTGGCTGATAACTTACTTCTTCTTTAGTAAAGTCTTTCATAGCTTCATCCATTTTGTCGTCATCTTCTTTTTCTTCCAAATGTAGAAGACAACTACCATCTATACATGTAGAAGTTGCTGGTGTTTCTGATTTTATTATTTCAAAAGAAGCTGCTTGATTAACTCCCTTCTCACATACAGTTACTTCAGCTAATTCTAATTCATCTACTTGCATTACATCTTGCAAGCCTTTCTGTATATTCTGTGTTTTCAAGGCACTTCCAGCAATACTATAACTTTTTAGTTTACCACTATTAATTTGTTCTTGTACCTTTTTTGAAATCTTTGTATCATTCCGTAGCTCAGTAATAAAAAATAATCCATTTCCACTTATACCAGATTTAAAAATCTGACCACTTTTACTTATATAAGCTGGTAATGCCCATCCTACTTGAACGTCAGAGTGTAATACCATTGCGTTTCTAGTTCTAAAGTTTTCCATATATTTGTCAAAAGCTTTAGATAAAGCATTAGTAGTAATTAAATGTCCTTCTCTATCTACTAATTCAATTGAAGCTGGACCACCAATAACAAGTTTATCATCATCAGTTATACCCATTTTCTTAATTTCATTAGCATAAAGTTTGTTCTCTGGATAAGCCCTAGACAAAGTTAATAGCTCTCCCGGAGAAGCTATTCCAGCTTTATGAAGTCTTTTATATTCTGCTAAAGCCCCACCAATATCTTTCATGGTTACTTTACCATCAATAGTTTCGGTAGATTCTATAGCCTTTTCAAGAAATAACACACTTGGTGTTTCATCGCAACCACAATCATCTGCTGTAAAACCATCGTTAGCCCAATTAGATGGACTAGGTATATTGCCTACTTCAGTTTTTATTGCTTCAGTTGTCATTATATTAGTCCGCTATTCCCCAAATAACTCCTGTAAGTGTCGGAGTATTTTGGGCTG